TAATACTCTCCCCCATAACTTGCCTACATAATATACAAGGTCAATCTATATTTATATATGGCTATCATCCCACCACAGCGAAAATCGATATCGATGGTTAAGGCTCAACTCCTTAATCCAGCGACGACTTCGCACTTTCAAGTAAGTGTTTCTTTTTTGGAGGCAGGATTTAACCAGTATCGACAAGAATTAGGATTAAATTTAGATCAAGGTAGATTAAATATATTATGTTCCGAAACATCATTACCCGGATCGAGATTTGCCACAGCAGAATTAACAAATAACATTCCGGGTATTAGAGAAAGACATGTTTATAGAAGAACATATGATGACACAATAAATCTCACATTTTATTGTGATGCAGATCAATATCTACCAATCAGATTCTTTGAAGCATGGATGAATTACATCTCAAATATGACATCATCAGGATCAAACAAAGTTAAGAATGAAGATTTTAATTATCGTGTTAAGTTTCCGAGAGAGTATCGTGGTAATTTAGAAGTATCAAAGTTTGAGAAGAATCTTGACTCAAGAAGACAATCAAAAATACTCACATATAAATTCGTAAATTGTTTTCCACTTTCAATTAATTCGATGCCTGTCTCATATGATGCATCACAAGTATTAAAATGTTCAGTGAATATGGCCTATTCAAGATACTTTATTGAGGATAGACCAAGAGGAGTAATTCCTAGATTTTTTGACGCTTTAGGAAGTAGATTTCAAAGACAGGGGCCAGAAATCAATAATGGTTTACCAGTGCCATCCAATCCTGCTTTTGGAATAGGAAGATCACGATCAGACAATCGCATAAGAATTGATTCAAGATTGGGTGAAAGAAGATCTAATAGACCCATATAAATAAACTTACTGAAGTATAACATTATGCCATTACCAAAAATTGCAACACCAACTTACGAGCTTGAATTACCCTCAACAGGAAAAACAATAACATACAGACCCTTTCTTGTAAAAGAAGAAAAACTACTTGTTATTGCACTTGAAAGTGAAGATACAAAACAAATTACAAATGCCATAAAGGCTGTTATTCGTGCGTGTATTTTAACAAAAGGTATAAAAGTTGAATTACTTCCTACTTTTGATATTGAATTTTTATTTTTAAATATTCGTGGTAAATCTGTGGGTGAGGACATTGAAGTCAAACTCATTTGTCCTGATGATACAGAGACTGAAGTTTCTGTAAATATTAATTTAGATGACATCAAGGTTCAAAAACCTGAAGGACATTCTAACCAAGTCAAACTTGATAATAATCTCATGATGGAACTTAAGTACCCATCATTAAATGAATTTATTAAAAATAATTTTGACCCTAATGACAAAACACAAAACCCAATGGAACAATCATTTGATTTAGTTGGATCTTGTATTAGTAAAATATATAATGAAGATGAAGTCTGGGTCGCTGCTGATTGCTCTAAAAAAGAGATAAATGATTTTCTTGATTCAATGAACTCTAATCAATTCAAAGAAATTGAAAAGTTCTTTGAAACAATGCCAAAATTATCTCATACTGTAAAAGTATACAATCCAAAAACAAAAGTTGAGAGTGATGTATTGCTTGAGGGTTTAGCGTCTTTTTTCGGTTAGCCATGGCTCATATGAATCTGGAAAATTATTTCAGATTGAACTTTGCCATGATGCAGTACCATAAATACAGTTTGACTGAGATTGAAAATATGATGCCTTGGGAGCGAGACATCTATGTTGGATTATTGCAAGCACATCTTGAAGAGGAAAGATTAAAAGAACAGCAAAGAAACGCTAATGGATGAAATGAATCCAGCATTTGAGAATTTTCTCAATAATATGTCAAGACTTGGTGGAACTCCTAGAGAAACAACAAGAAGAGTTTCTGCGTCAAATTTTTTGGGAAAAGAAAATACACTACAAGGAAAAGTAAATAATAATTCAAAAAAAATAAGTATAATTACAAGAATTTTAAAAGCAAGAAGAGCAAATACAGTTGGTATAGAAAAAAGTATTATGGACATCAAGGAAACGATGTCCTCAATAGTGCAAACTCTTGAAGCACAAGAAAAGTTTGAGTACGAAAAGTTTCTTGACACTCAGAAAAGATTAGAAAATGAAAAGAGAAGAGGTAGAGAGACAACTTTAGAAAAAGATAAACCATTAGTTAAGATGTTTAAAAAAGCAACTAATAATGCTTTAGCTCCAGTCAAAAATGCTTTTTTACAAACTTTACAATTTTTCATTAACTTAATCGCGGGTAAATTTTTAATGGGTATACTTAATTTTTTAAGTAATCCAGCAAACGTCGGTATTGTAAATTTCATTACTGGGTTTATTAAAAATTTCTTTCCACTTATTCTTGCTGGTATAACTGCTGCAATCATTGGAGTAGGATTCTTGATTGCAAAGATGGTTGGTCTTACTGGTTTGTTAAATATTGCTGCGCTTGCATTTGGTTTTGGTCTACCGGGTGCATCAGCAGTGTCTGGTGTAGTAGGTCAGGTAAGTAAGATACCTTTCAAAAATCTTGCAAAGATGTCAGTGTCTGCGTTTAGACCAAATAGATTATTCATGCAAGATGGTGGTAAGTTAGAGGGCCCAAGTCATGCTCAAGGTGGGATTCCAATTGAAGCAGAGGGTGGTGAGTTCATCGTCAATAAAACACAAACTGCTAAGTTTCTTCCGTTATTAGAAACAATAAATGAAGGAGTAACTAGGGGTGTTCGAGGAGCAAAAAGAATTTTCAACACTGGAAAAAATGTTAGATTTCCAGATGAATCAAAAGTTCCTTTCGGTGACATTAGAGATCTATTTAAAAGAGATACCTCTAAGGTAAATAAAAATACTTTGTTTGGTGATGATAGATTACAAAGGGGACAAAGCACAAAGAACTTTAAGTCAGGAAAACAATCAACGGCCTTTGGTAGACCTGATCGTGCTTTTGGAATAGATCTTGTCGAGTCATTCAAGAATCGAAAACTTGTCACGGTTTCAGCTTCCGAGGGAGGCCCAATGTCAGGTATAACGCCAGCTCAAAGAGAATTAATTTTAAGACCATTCCGATCACTTTTTAGTGGAGGTGCTGCTGGTTTAAGCAAAAAAGGTTTGAAACTTTATATTCTATCAGAATTAATGAGAGCAACACCGCTTGCAGACGGAACTCTTGAGGGAAATATGAACTTATTGCCAATCAATCCAAACGATGGTGGACAACCAACTTTACCTGATTTTTCAAACATACCTAATATTCCATCTCCTGATAAGACAGTTCCAAGTAGAAATGAACTACCAACCTGTTCATTAAATCCATCTGATTCAAATAAATGTGATACTCTTGGAATGCTCGCTCCATAATTATGATTGATTCAAATAAACTACTAACAAATAGATCAAGCGGAACAACAGTTTTGTCTAGAAAATCTGTGACAAACATTGGTTTTATAAGAGAAGATGTGATAAAGGTAGATAAGTTGTTGAAGGATAGACTTGTATTATCAAAAGTAAGAGAGGGGATTGAGAGACAAAATCAAGAGCGATTGAGAAGAGTTGGTAGAGAAGAGACTCTTGAGAAAGATGATGATCGAGATGATGATATTGATTTGAAAAAGAAAGATCCTAAACCTAAAAGAGGTGGTGGATTGATTGCATTTCTTATTGGTGGAGTCGTATCAACAATAGGCTTTTTTGCTTCACAATTTTTACCACAACTCGCATCATTAGGTAAGTTCTTTAAAGTAATATCAAAATCTTTTACTTTTGTCGTGGGTGGTGCATTCACTGCACTCAGTGGATTCATATCAATGTTTAATCAATCATCAAATCAACTTAAAGGAATTGATAAAGATTTAACAAAAGAGAGAAAAATAAATGAAGTGTTTCAAAATTTTAACGCTGCTTTACGTGGATTAGTTTTTTCATTGATATTGGGTGGAGCTGCAGCACTTGGGATAAGGGCATTTAAAAGAAGGGGTATGATGAGTGAGGCTGAGATGCGTGATCTTTATCAGATGATGGGACGAGATGCGAGAAGGGGTAAAAAAATGAAAGGTAGTTTTGCGGATATGATGACCGAGGAAGAACTTGTAGATTACTTGATGGGAAAAAGAATGCGAGAACAAAGAGAATTGTTTGGTGATGATTTTATGGATGAATTGAGAAAGGATGCAGATATAGAGAAAACAACAAAATCAAAACCAAAGGAGGTAGATTTTTCAGAAGTAAGCAGGGAAACTGGTAGAAGAAAAGGTAGACCCCAAAAAGTAAAGACTCAAGAATTCTTACAACGCGAGTTGGAGTTTTCAAGAACTGGAAGAGTATCTTCCGATCAATTGAATTTATTTGATTTAGAAAAAAAGATAGTAAGAGGTGAAAAACAACTCGTGAGGGATGTTTTTTTTGAAGATAAGTTTGCAAAACGAAGAGGTCTCGATATAATTACTGATGTTAATACAGGACTAGATATTGATTTAACAGGTTTTGATCTTGATGAAACTATAGATCTTGATGAATTAGAAAGATTGGACAGACAAATGAAAGAAGGTCGTCCGATGAAAAGAAGAAAACCTAGCAAACCTTTTGAACAAGTAAAGGCAGAGATCGATGCAAGAAATCAAACTTTTATCGGAAAATCTGGCAAACCTCTTCCTTTAAAAAGAGGGATGAAAGCCACTGGTAAAAAAGGTTTAGGTAGACTTCTATCCAATTTAGGTATAGGTCAGTTTTTAAAACCAATACGCAAATTCGTTTCACAGAGTATTGGAGCAGTGCCTTTGATTGGTGACTTGATTGCGTTTTTACTTGATGTTTTTGTCTTTGGTGAACCACCCGGAAGAGCAGCGTTTATGGCGATTGGTAGTCTTGCACTTGGTGGACTGCTTGCGGGAGTAGGTTCCGCGCTTGGCCCTGTTGGAACGATTTTAGGTGGTATTGTTGGTGGTATCGGTGGTGATATACTGGGTGGAATTGCATATGATTTATTCTTTAAA